ACGCTTAACGACAAAACCAGAAAAGGAATAGACACAATCGTCTGTAGAGCAGAAATGCAACACCCCTACAATGGATGCTGACAGAATTGTCTTCAAAGTCCATAACCAGTTGGTGTCTGTAAAGCCAGAAGTAATTGTAGATCAGTATGAGTACAAATACCCCGCCATTAAAGATCGGAAAAAACCCAGCATAACCCTTGGAAAAGCTCCGGACCTGAACAGAGCTTATAAGTCCATTCTGTCCGGAATAAATGCTGCTAGGTTGGATCCTGATGATGTGTGTTCTTATCTGGCTGCAGCTATGGCTCTGTTTGAGGGGATTTGTCCTGACGATTGGGAGAGCTACGGGATTCTCATTGCTAGGAAAGGGGACAAAATAACCCCAGCCAATTTAGTCAATATTCAGAGAACAGATGTGGAAGGCAATTGGGCACTGGCAGGGGGCCTAGACGTAATAAAAGATCCGACCACAGCCGAGCATGCATCTTTGGTGGGACTCCTCCTTTGTCTTTACAGACTAAGCAAAGTGTCCGGACAGAACACAGGGAATTACAAAACCAACGTGGCTGACAGAATGGAACAAATCTTTGAAACAGCCCCGTTTGTCAAAATTGTAGAGCATCACACTTTGATGACTACTCATAAGATGTGCGCCAACTGGAGTACAATTCCCAACTTTAGATTCTTGGCTGGGACATATGACATGTTTTTCTCTAGAATAGAGCATCTATACTCTGCCATTCGAGTCGGGACAGTAGTGACTGCATACGAAGATTGTTCAGGGCTAGTCTCTTTCACAGGGTTCATCAGACAGATCAACTTGACGGCGAAGGAGGCCATACTGTATTTCTTTCATAAGAACTTTGAGGAAGAGATCAAGAGAATGTTCGAGCCGGGGCAGGAGACAGCTGTCCCACATTCTTACTTCATACACTTCAGGTCATTAGGACTGAGTGGAAAATCTCCTTACTCGTCGAATGCAGTAGGACATGTATTCAACCTCATTCATTTCGTCGGGAGTTACATGGGTCAAGTCAGGTCATTGAATGCGACAGTCATTGCCACCTGTGCACCTCACGAGATGTCCGTGTTGGGAGGTTATCTCGGGGAGGAATTCTTTGGCAAGGGAACATTTGAAAGAAGGTTCTTCAGGGACGAGAGGGAACTTGCAGAGCATGAGGCAATCGAATCAACCAAGACTGATGTGGCCCTGGCAGATGATGGGACCGTAAATTCAGACGATGAGGAGCTTTACTCCGGAGGGACAAGAACCCCTGAAGCTGTTTACACCAGGATCATGGTCAATGGGGGAAAGCTAAAAAAATCCCACATCAAAAGATATGTGTCAGTCAGCTCGAATCATCAGGCCAGACCTAACTCCTTTGCAGAATTCTTGAACAAGACTTATTCGAGTGATCCAAGATAAAAGGCAAGACCTCTATTTATAATTTGTTTAATCCACCATCCCCATATCAGAGGAAGGGGAAAGAAAAAAACTAACACCCCTCTTCCTGCTCCATCCCAACCATGAGCAAGATCTTTGTCAACCCGAGTGCAATTCGAGCTGGCTTAGCTGACCTTGAGATGGCGGAAGAGACGGTTGACTTAGTCAACAAAAACATCGAGGACAACCAAGCTCATCTCCAAGGGGAGCCGATTGAGGTTGATGCTCTTCCAGAGGATATGAGCAAGCTTCAAATCAGTGAGAGGAGGCCTGCTCAGTTCACCGACAACACAGGCGGGAAAGAAGAAGGAAGCGATGAGGACTTCTACATGGCTGAAAGCGAAGACCCTTATATTCCTCTACAATCCTACCTCGAGGGTGTTGGGATCCAACTCGTGAGACAGATGAAGACCGGAGAAAGATTCTTCAAGATATGGTCCCAGGCAGTGGAGGAGATCATTTCCTATGTGACCGTTCACTTCCCTATGCCGTTGGGAAAATCCACTGAAGATAAGTCCACCCAAACTCCCGAGGAGAAGTTCAAACCAAGCCCTCAGCAGGCAGTCACCAAGAAGGAGAGTCAATCATCCAAAATCAAGACAATCTCTCAGGAATCCTCAGGTCCACCTGCGCTGGAATGGTCCACCACCAATGATGAAGAAAATGCATCTGTGGAGGCAGAAATAGCGCATCAGATTGCAGAGAGCTTCTCAAAGAAGTACAAGTTCCCATCCAGATCCTCTGGAATATTTCTGTTTAACTTCGAACAGCTAAAGATGAATCTTGACGACATCGTGAAAGAGGCTAAAAAGATTCCTGGGGTGGTGCGCCTGGCACAGGATGGATTCAGGCTCCCTCTAAGATGCATATTGGGGGGAGTGGGTTCGGTCAATTCAAAGAAGTTCCAACTTTTGGTCAATTCAGACAAATTGGGCAAGATAATGCAAGATGATCTCAATCGGTATTTGGCATATTGATCCTCCCTGTCTTGAGACTTTATAATTATCATAAGCTAGATATTGATCTGTCTAGCTCATGAAAAAAACATGTAACACCACTAACGCGATGAACTTTCTCCGCAAGATAGTGAGAGGTTGCAGGGATGAGGAGGATCAGAAGCCCGCTCTGGTGTCTGCTCCTCCAGATGATGATGACCTATGGCTCCCTCCTCCAGAGTATGTCCCCTTGACAGAGATTACAGGCAGAAAGAACATGAGGAACTTCTGTGTTAACGGAGAGGTAAAGGTGTGCAGCCCTAATGGTTACTCATTTAAAATCTTGAGGCATATCCTCAGGTCTTTCGACGGGGTATACTCTGGAAATCAGAGGATGAGAGGGTTGGTCAAAGTTGTCATTGGTCTGGCTCTCTCGGGGGGACCGATTCCCGAGGGAATGAACTGGGTTTACAAGGTAAGACGCACCCTGGTGTTTCAATGGGCAGAGTCCCGTGGTCCCCTAGATGGGGAAGAGTTGGAGTATTCCCAAGAGATTACCTGGGACGATGATTCTGAGTTTGTAGGTTCGCAAATCAGGGTGAGTGCCAGACAGTGCCATATTCAAGGGAGGATTTGGTGCATCAACATGAACTCAAGAGCATGTCAATTATGGTCCGACATGGCTCTAAAGACTCAGCAGTCGGATGAGGACAGGAACACTTCCCTGCTGCTAGAATAACCCTTCCTCTCCACAGTCACTCACTTGTTTACCTCTGCACAAAATATGTACACAATTTGTCTTCTACCTTTTATGAGCAATAGAACAAAACCATGTTATGGTGCCGCACAACTGCTGCATTTTCTTGAAACACCCGACTGAACACCTTCACATGTGAAACCTCTGTAATGTGAAAAAAACATTTAACATCCCTCAAAGATCTCAGGAATCATGCCATTTCAAGCTGTTTTGTCTGCTCTTCTTTCGGCCCTCACACTCTGCGTCGGCAAGTTTCCCATCTACACAATCCCTGATAAGTTAGGCCCGTGGAGCCCCATTGACATTCATCATCTTAGCTGCCCGAACAATATTGTTGTAGAGGATGAGGGATGTACGACCCTAACAGTATTCTCATACATGGAGTTGAAAGTAGGATATATAACAACCATAAAAGTGAACGGATTTACATGTACTGGGGTGGTGACAGAGGCTGAGACTTATACTAACTTTGTTGGTTATGTAACTACCACGTTCAAGAGGAAGCATTTCCGTCCCAGCCCTAGTGCATGCAGAGATGCATATAGTTGGAAGACTGCAGGTGATCCGAGATATGAGGAATCCTTACACAATCCCTATCCAGACTCTCACTGGCTAAGGACAGTTACCACCACCAAAGAGTCCGTCTTGATAATCTCCCCCAGTGTGGCCGATATGGATGCGTATGACAAAACTCTTTATTCTAAAATATTTTTAAATGGGAAATGCTCAGGAGTCTCTCAAGTCTCTCCCTTCTGCTCAACCAATCATGATTACACAATCTGGATGCCCGAGAATCCCAACCCGGGTGTGTCTTGCGACATATTCACGACCAGTAAGGGGAAGAAAGCTACAAAAGATGGCAAACTGTGCGGATTTGTCGATGAGAGAGGACTCTACAAATCATTAAAGGGGGCTTGTAAACTGAAACTGTGTGGAATCTCTGGTATGAGGTTGATGGATGGGTCATGGGTGTCTATTCAAAATCACGATGAGGCAAAATGGTGCTCCCCCGATCAACTTGTGAACATCCATGACTTTCACTCAGATGAGGTAGAACACCTCATTGCGGAGGAGCTTGTTAAAAAGAGAGAGGAGTGTTTAGATGCGTTAGAGTCAATCATGACTACCAAGTCAATAAGTTTTCGCCGTCTTAGTCATTTAAGAAAGCTAGTCCCTGGGTTTGGGAAAGCTTACACCATTATCAATAAAACACTCATGGAAGCTGATGCTCATTACAAGTCTATCAGAGAATGGACCGATGTGATCCCCTCCAAGGGATGTCTGATGGCAGGAGGCCGATGTTATCCTCATCACAATGGAGTCTTCTTTAACGGTATAATATTGAGTCCGGATGGGCACGTGTTAATCCCCGAGATGCAGTCTGCAATGCTTCAACAGCATATAGAGTTGTTAGAGTCATCGGTGATACCTCTCATGCATCCCTTGGCTGACCCATCCACTATCTTTAAGAAGGATGACGGTGCTGAGGATTTTGTTGAAGTCCACCTTCCTGACGTGCAAAAGCAGATCTCGGGGATTGACCTAGGTCTTCCCGAGTGGAAGAGGTATTTCCTGATCGGGGTGTCGGCTTTGGCTTTCCTTGCCTTGATGATATTTATTGCCGCCTGCTGTAGGAGAGTTAAACGTAAGAAGAGAGCCAAACCCAACCCAGTGGAACTAATCCGAAAAGTGTCTGTCACTTCCCAAAGTGGGAGACCGATTCCTTCATGGGAGTCTTACAAGGTAGAGACGGGGGGTCAGTCTTAAGTCAGACTTGCTTGTCTAATGGACCAAATGCCTGACAACCTATTCTCACATATACCATAAACTTTCTCAATCATAAGAAACCTTTTCCAAGCTGTTCATAATCAAAATAGGAGGAGGATCTCGCCTTTCCCTCACATAATTCTGGACTGCCAGATCGGATCCGCTTGAGAATACCGGTACACAGGGTCTTGCAATAGTTATATCAATTATTGGTGCTTCAGTCAATCTGGGCCGCATTCAATGAACCATTCAAGTGGGAGAGGATGCAGTAGACTTGCCAAATCATATATACAATGTAAATTCGTCAACATTCTCCAGAGGATAGTCGCTCCTTATTGACAAGATTGTGAGTTCTTTGATGCCAAAAGACTAATCGGATAGATGATGCTCAGCAATTTTTATTAACTAACTGTATATACGGACAATGGGTTAATTCATCTAAGTTGTATCATCATGAAAAAAACGTCCTGTCGGAAAGGAACAACACCTCTCTTCAGAGAGATCATTTCAAGATGATTGATCCCCTGGAGGTTTATGATGACCCTGTGGACCCGGTCGAACCGGAGATAGATGCAAGAAGCAACTCAGTAGTGCCTAATATTCTCAGGAATTCGGATTACAACCTTAATTCTCCCCTGATAGAGGACCCTTCAAAGCTTATGCTGGATTGGCTAATAACAGGAAACAAGCCCGCTCGATTGAATCTGACTGACAACTCTTTGAGATCATATAAGGTCTTGAAGAGTTACTTCAAGAAATTGGATGTTGGATCTTTACGGGTAGGAGGTTTAGGCGCACAATCCATGATGTCTCTATGGCTCCATGGAGCCCACTCCGAATCCACCAGAAGTCGAAAGTGCCTCTCTGATCTAGCCCTATTCTATCAAAGATCGGCGCCTATTGAAAAATTGCTGAATTATACCTTAGAGAATAGAGGGCTTGCAATTCCAACAGATGGAGTTCTCTCCAGTTTGAAAAAGGTCAATTATGATAGAGCATTTGGACGATATCTGGGTAATTTATACTCATCTTACCTGTTTTTTCATGTCATAATCCTGTATATGAACGCTTTGGATTGGGAGGAGGAGAAGACAATTCTGGCTTTGTGGAAGGACCTAAATTCTGTAGACATCAAGAAAGATCAAGTGAAGTTCAGAGATCAAATATGGGGATCTCTTTTGGTAACTAAAGACTTTGTGTATTCTCAGAGTGCCAACTGTCTGTTTGACAGAAACTACACTCTCATGTTGAAAGACTTGTTTCTGTCTAGGTTCAACTCCCTCCTGATTCTGCTCTCTCCCCCTGAACCCAGATACTCAGAAGACCTAATATCCCAGCTTTGCCAGCTCTACATTGCAGGAGACAATGTCCTGTCAACATGCGGCAACTCTGGGTATGACGTCATCAAGATGCTGGAACCATACGTAGTAAACAGTTTAGTGCAGAGGGCTGAAGGATTCAGACCGATGATTCATTCCCTAGGGGATTTTCCTACTTTCATCAAGGACAAAGTGAGCCAGCTTGAAGGAACCTTTGGACCCAGTGCAAGAAACTTTTTCTTTGTTTTGGATCAACTCGATAACATTCATGATTTAGTGTTCGTGTATGGTTGTTACAGACACTGGGGCCATCCTTACATAGACTATCGGAAAGGCTTATCCAAGTTATACGATCAGGTCCATGTGAAGAAGGTTATCGATGGAGACTACCAGGAGTGCTTGGCGAGTGACCTGGCTAAACGGATCCTCAGGTGGGGTTTCGACAAATACTCCAAATGGTATTTGGACCCTAAACTGTTAGAAAAAGACCACCCTTTGATCCCATATATCCAAACACAGACTTGGCCTCCAAAACACATAGTGGATATAGTAGGGAACACCTGGCACAAGCTCCCTATAACCCAAATTTTTGAGATACCGGAGTCTATGGATCCATCTGAGATCTTAGATGATAAATCTCACTCTTTCACTAGAACCAAGTTGGCTTCTTGGCTATCCGATCACAGAGGAGGCCCCGTCCCCAGTGAGAAAGTCATAATTACAGCGCTCTCAAGGCCTCCTGTCAACCCCAGGGAATTCTTAAAATCTATTGATCTGGGAGGTCTGCCAGATGACGATCTCATAATCGGCTTGAAACCAAAGGAAAGGGAATTGAAGATAGAAGGGAGGTTCTTTGCGCTGATGTCGTGGAATTTGAGGCTCTACTTTGTGATAACCGAAAAGTTGTTGGCGAACTACATCTTACCCCTTTTTGATGCTTTAACTATGACCGACAACTTGAACAAAGTATTTAAGAAGCTGATCGACAGAGTCACGGGACAAGGTCTGCAAGATTATTCGAGGGTGACATATGCTTTCCACCTAGACTACGAGAAGTGGAATAATCACCAGAGACTAGAGTCTACTAAAGATGTATTCTCTGTACTAGATTATGTTTTTGGGTTAAAAAAGGTTTTTTCCAGGACCCATGAGTTTTTTCAGAAGTCGTGGGTATATTACTCTGACAGATCAGATCTAATAGGGCTGTGGGAAGATCAAATTTACTGTTTAGACATGTCAGATGGTCCCACCTGCTGGAATGGTCAGGATGGAGGTCTCGAGGGGTTGAGGCAGAAAGGTTGGAGTCTAGTGAGCCTCTTAATGATCGACAGAGAATCTCAAACCAGGAATACAAGAACCAAGATTCTAGCACAGGGAGACAACCAAGTCTTGTGCCCTACATATATGCTATCCTCCGGGTTGACCCAAGAGGGACTCATATATGAATTGGATAGCATATCGAGGAATGCACTGTCGATATATCGGGCCATTGAGGAAGGGGCATCCAAACTGGGGCTTATTATAAAGAAAGAGGAGACAATGTGCAGCTATGATTTCCTCATATATGGAAAAACACCGTTATTCAGAGGCAACATACTAGTCCCCGAGTCTAAGAGATGGGCCAGGGTGTCATGCATCTCAAATGATCAGATTGTCAATCTTGCGAACATCATGTCCACCGTTTCTACCAATGCACTGACTGTCGCACAGCATTCACAATCTCTGATAAAGCCTATGAGGGACTTCTTATTGATGGCAGTCCAGGCGGTATTTCACTATTTGCTTTTCAGTCCCATCTTGAAAGACAGAGTTTATAAGATACTCAGTGCAGAGGGGGATAATTTTCTACTTGCGATGTCAAGGATAATTTACTTGGACCCGTCATTGGGGGGAGTCTCTGGGATGTCTTTAGGTCGTTTCCACATCCGTCAGTTCTCCGATCCCGTGTCTGAGGGGTTAGCCTTCTGGAAAGAGATATGGTCCAGCTCATCTGAATCGTGGATCCACTCCTTGTGTCAAGAAGCAGGCAACCCGGACTTGGGTGATAGAAGTTTGGAAAGTTTCACTCGTCTTCTCGAGGATCCAACGACTCTCAATATAAGAGGAGGAGCAAGTCCAACCATTCTGCTTAAGGAGGCCATAAGGAAAGCCTTGTATGATGAGGTGGACAAGGTTGAGAACTCTGAGTTCAGAGAGGCTATCTTGCTGTCCAAAACCCATCGGGACAACTTCATATTGTTCTTGAAATCTATTGAGCCACTCTTCCCGAGATTCCTCAGTGAATTGTTTAGCTCATCCTTCCTCGGAATACCTGAGTCTATTATAGGGTTGATCCAAAACTCTCGAACAATTCGACGGCAATTTAGAAGAAGCCTCTCCAGGACTTTAGAGGAGTCCTTCTTCAACTCAGAAATCCATGGGATCAACAGAATGACTCAGGTGCCCCAGAGGGTCGGGAGGGTGTGGAACTGCTCAGCTGAGAGGGCTGATCTGTTGAGAGAGATCTCTTGGGGGAGAAAGGTGGTCGGGACCACTGTTCCTCATCCAGGGGAGATGTTGGTGTTGTTGCCTAAGTCATCCGTCTCCTGTGTTTGTAAGCAGACGGGGGAGGACAGTCCTAGAATATCTGTTTCTGTGTTGCCATCCTTCGATCAGTCGTTTTTCTCTCGAGGCCCGTTAAAGGGATATTTAGGGTCATCAACATCCATGTCAACTCAGCTGTTCCACGCCTGGGAGAAGGTAACCAACGTCCATGTTGTCAAGAGGGCGTTATCCCTCAAGGAGTCCATTAACTGGTTCATTGCTAGGGACTCAAATCTGGCACAGACATTGATCAGGAACATCACCTCCTTGACGGGTCCACAGTTCCCCCTCGAGGAGACTCCTGTGTTTAAGAGGACCGGATCGGCACTCCATCGATTCAAGTCAGCTAGGTACAGTGAAGGGGGTTACTCCTCTATCTGTCCCAACCTATTATCTCATATTTCCGTTAGCACAGACACCATGTCAGATTTGACTCAAGACGGGAAGAACTTCGACTTTATGTTTCAACCTTTAATGCTATACGCACAAACCTGGACCTCTGAGCTTGTGCAAAAAGACATTAGATTGAGGGACTCAACATTTCATTGGCATCTCAGATGTCTCAAGTGCATCCGACCGATAGACGACATAATCCTTGATGCACCTCAAGTCTTCATGTTCCCGGATGTCTCTAAGAGAATATCTAGGATGGTGTCTGGGGCAGTGCCGCAATTTCAGAGGCTTCCGGAGATCAACCTAAAGCCCGGCAAGTTTGAGGCTCTTGACAGTAAAGACAAATCTCGACATATAGGGACTGCTCAAGGGCTCTTGTATTCCATCCTGGTTGCAATTCATGACTCCGGCTACAACGATGCCACAATTTTTCCCATGAACATATATAGCAAGATCTCTCCCAGGGATTATCTGAGAGGATTATCGAGAGGTATTCTGATCGGATCCTCTATATGTTTCCTGACAAGAATGACCAACATCAACATAAACAGACCTCTAGAGTTAATATCTGGAGTTATATCCTACATCTTGTTGAGGCTAGACAATCATCCCTCGTTGTATGTCATGTTAAGGGAACCCTCTCTTCGATCTGAGATATTCTCAATTCCTCAAAAGATCCCCGCAGCTTACCCAACAACAATGAAAGAAGGCAACAGATCCGTCTTATGTTATYTACAGCACGTGCTTCGTTATGAGAGGGATGTGATTACAGCTTCCCCTGAAAACGACTGGCTCTGGATATTCTCTGACTTCAGAAGTGCGAAGATGACTTATCTAACATTGGTCACTTATCAATCGCACATCCTGCTCCAAAAGATTGAGAAGAACCTTCCCAAACAGATGAGAATCCGACTCAGGCAGTTGAGTTCTTTGATGAGGCAGATCCTAGGAGGTCACGGGGAAGACACCCTAGACTCTGATGAGGACATTCAGGGGTTGTTGCGAGATGCTTTACAGAGAACTAGATGGGTCGACCAAGAGGTCCGTCATGCGGCCAAGACTATGACCGGGGATCACAGCCCTAGCAAGAAAGTATCCCGGAAGGCTGGGTGTTCTGAGTGGATATGTTCTGCTCAGCAAGTAGCAATCTCGACCTCTTCTAATCCTGCTCCGACTTCAGAAATGGATGTGAGGGCATTATCTAGAAGGTTTCAGAACCCTCTGATCTCAGGCTTGAGAGTGGTACAGTGGGCCACAGGTGCTCATTACAAGTTGAAACCAATCCTTGATAACCTGGAGGCCTACCCGTCTCTATGTCTGGTTGTGGGTGATGGATCCGGTGGAATCTCCAGAACTGTACTAAGTATGTTCCCAGATGCTAAGTTAGTCTTTAACAGTTTATTGGAGGTGAATGACTTCATGGCCTCAGGAACACATCCGTTGCCTCCATCTGCCATCGTGAGTGGAGGTGACGATATTGTGTCTAGGGTGATAGACTTTGGATCCATCTGGGAGAAGCCGTCGGACTTGAGAAATCTATCCACATGGAGATATTTCCAGTCAATTCAAACTGTCAACAATATGTCTTACGACCTAATTGTTTGTGATGCGGAGGTTACAGACATACCCTCTGTTAACAAAATCACTTTATTGATGTCTGATTTTTCACTCTCGATCAATGGTCCACTCAACCTAATATTCAAGACCTATGGAACCATGTTGGTGAACCCAGACTACAAGGCCATTCAGCACCTCTCAAGAGCATTTCCTTCTGTGACTGGTTATATCACTCAGATGACCTCCTCCTTCTCGTCTGAGCTGTATTTAAAGTTTTCCAAAAGAGGCAAATTCTTCAGAGATGCAGAGTATCTAACATCATCCACATTGCGGGAGATGAGTCTGGTGTTATTTAATTGCAGCAGTCCCAAGAGTGAGATGCAGAGGGCTCGTTCATTGAATTATCAAGATCTGGTACGAGGTTTCCCAGAAGAAATTATATCTAACCCTTACAACGAAATGATCATAACTCTTATAGATAGTGAAGTCGAGTCATTCCTAGTCCACAAGATGGTGGATGATCTAGAGCTTCAAAGAGGAACCTTGGCTAAAATGTCCATCATTATCGCCATCGTGATGGTGTTCTCTAACAGAGTGTTTAATGTATCTAAGCCTTTGACAGATCCAATGTTTTACCCGCCTTCAGACCCCAAGATTTTAAGACACTTCAATATCTGCTGCAGCACCCTGATGTATTTATCAACTGCTTTAGGAGATGTCTTGAACTTTGCAAGGCTTCACGAATTATATAACAATCCTATAACTTACTACTTTAAGAAGCAAGTCATACGAGGAAGCATATATTTGTCTTGGAGCTGGTGTGATACTACTTCTGTCTTTAAGAAAGTTGCCTGCAATTCGAATCTAAGTTTGTCATCCCACTGGATCCGACTGATTTACAAGATTGTTAGAACCACTCGACTTGCCGGTAGTAGCAATGATCTGTCAAAGGAAGTGGAGAAACACTTGAAAGGGTACAACAGATGGATCAGTTTCGATGACATAAGATCACGATCCTCCTTGCTGGATTATAGTTGCTTGTGAGGCAGGACATGTGCCACTTATGAAACAGCAATTTCCCTAAGGAGAATGGGCGTGAAAAAAACAATATCTGAAGTCAGGATATTTACCTGTTTGGATGGTCTTCTTTTTTCTATGTTTTTTTTGTTAAGCGT